TGAAAGGTTGATAGTATCGGCAGACAGATTGATGTCCCCAGTTCCGTTAGGCTCAATTAAGATGTCTGCGTTTGAAGCGCTGGTAATCTTATTGCCGTTCAGGTCTAAGTCACCACCAAGCTGTGGAGATGTGTCGTCCACAACATCTTGCAGTGCGCTGTCAGCCGTCGAGCCTTGAGCCGCTGTTGCATAGTCAGATGAATCGAACGCTTTGACTTGTGCTAGGTTCGTTACCTCTGAATCCATCAACGCTCCAGCCGCAGTAACATTAGCCGTATCGGTAACATCAGCGCTTGCCTCAATACCCGTAAGCTTTGTGCGTTCAGCAGAAGTGATTATAGCACCTGATCCTGCGCTAGTAACGTCAGATAAATCTGTTACGTTAGCTGCGGCAATACGAGCGTCAGCTCTAGTGTCTGTGTAGTACAGGTTAGTACCTTCTGTTACGTTGCTTGTGCTTGGGGTCACGAAGGTGACAGCACCCGAACCGTTAGTAGCGAGGAGCTGATTGGCTGTACCGTCGGCAGTTGGGAAAGCATAAGTAACGCCAGATGTATCCCCTACTTGAATAGCTCCATTAACCCTAGCGTTTCCGTTTACATAAAGCTTAAGTGTATTGGGTATTTGACTTCCCTGATTGATAGAAAGAACACCGTTTGCAGTATGAAGACCGTCAGAGGCTCCACCGCCAAGCGAAGCTATGCTTTCAGAAACAAACTGCTGTCCTGGTCCAGGAGAACCTTGAGAGCCACTTACAACATAGTATTCAGGAGCATCTTCTTTAAGTTTTACCTTGTTGTCTACGGGGTCCCATACAAGGGCTCTTGACATAGACCAGTTGATTTGCTGTCCAAGGAAATTTACTCCAGTTAGGTTACTAACATTAAAGTCTGCGTTTACATCACTCAGATCGTTCAGGTCAGCCACTACGGATGCGTCTCCAAACTCCAGCCCATCCTGTGCTGAATTAACCTTTAAAACCTGAGTCGCAGAACCTATGGTGGTTGGGAAGTCATAGGCTCCGTTTACAGATAGAGACCCAGTAAATGTTTTCGTACCAGCAATTGACTGATTACCAGTAGTCATAACGGCACCAGCCGCTAAGACGTTAGTGGCATCTGTTACGTCCGCACTAGCCTCAATACCCGCAAGCTTTATACGTTCGTCAGCGGTTATCTGATTTCTTGATAAAGTGACGTTATTCTGCGTCTCTGGAACAGTGACTACAGTCGTAGTACCGCCAGTCGATATGGTGATGTTGGTTGACATTATACGCTTACGTCTTCATTGATTCTAAACGTACCGTAAATTAAAGTGGTGACTTTGGAGTCGTCACTAGCGTCAGTCATTTCAATGTCGTAAACATAATTTCCAGCAGGTCTAGTAGCCATTATCGCGGCTGTAACAGAAAACTTCACAACACCGTCTGCAATAACATCTGTGGAAGAATCAGGGAGGGATGTGCCACCAGAATCTTTTACATCTATTTTTTTAGTGGCTCCATTTGAGGCGTCCAAAGTGCTTAGTATGATGTTGTCATTACTGTCCCCGTTTCCATTCCCATAAGCAGTGTTAGAATCGTCAGAAACCCTGACCTCCATTTTAAAAGAGTCGTTCTTGTTTACTATAGAGGCTGGAGTAGAAGCGTTATCCTTCAGCGTCAAAGACAAATCAAAGGTGTCGCCTTTCCTACAAATGATGTCTACCCTCTGAGAAGTATCTAAGTTTATTGTTTGCGCCATCTTATTATCCTAATATTTCTGATGTAATGTCTCCAGCCTGCTGCTCGCCTTCGAGCTCGCCTCTCTCCCCTTGTCTCTGAGAGATAAGCTTGCTTTGCTCTACGGCCTGCTTCTTAACACGGTCGTCCTTCCTGTCGTCCTTCATGGTTTCAATAGCGGCCTTGAATTCCTTTTCTGTATTTACGCGAGTGCTGTAAGCCTCAGCCTTGATCATCTCGATCTCTTTGTTAAAGCCGTGCTTCACTTCTTCTAGTTGAGCTTCGAGCTGAGCCTTCAGCTGTAGCTCTTGAGCTTTCAGTTGAGCTTCGAGCTGCATTTCTTGTTGCTTCGCTTCAGAAGTAGCCTGAGCTGACTGCTGCTGAATCTGAGCTTGCTGCTGAGAGTTCTGCATAGCAATTTGCTGCTGCTGAGCCATGCGCTTCTTTCGGCGAACGATCAACAGCCTTTCAGCTTGGTTGATGTCTTTGAGCTGACGTACAGCGATAGCATCCTCCAAATCTATTTCTTTCTGGGCCAAAGCCACCTGAAGGTTCTGCTCCAGGTACTGCCGCTCGGCTTCTTCCATCTCCTTGACTACACGAACACCGAAGTTGTACATAGCTAGGTTGCGGAACGAACTAAGCACCCCCATATTCTCTTTTCCAATAGCGTTCTCATAAATTCTGTAAAGAACAGAATCTGGGTGGATGACTTGTACACACTTCACGATGTCACTACAAACTTTCTTGTATAGCACCATAGAGGAGTTCGTGATGTCGTAGATGGCGTTGTTAGCAGCAGACAAAGCTTGCTGGCGTACTCCGACCAAAGCGTCAGACTTCGGTGAGCTAGCATCCATCACCTCGTTGATTCCCGTAGCATCACGGATCATCTTCAGGTAGTGGTTATACAAACCGATAAGCTCGTTGATGTTTCGAATGCTGTTGCCGATCTCTCGGATTGGCGGGTTCTGGAATCCACCCTCTGGGTTCTTACTTCTGTAATAGAAGACACCCGTCTGCTCGTAGATATCGTGGAGGTCCAGCGGCTGCAACTCCCCACCCTTACCGAGCTGGACATTCTCCAGCCCTTCGATGTCGATGATGATGCCGTCAGGCTTAGCCTTCGCTACTGCCTGCTGAATCTTGAGGTGCGTAAGCTGCAACTGGTCCGCGAACCCAATGCAGCTGTCCACCATGGACTTCGGCATCATGTCCAAGATATTCGTAGCGCAAACCGAGTAAGAAAGGTTCGTGCGAGAGATATCGTGGATGTTCTTCGGAATGTTGTTCTTCTTACCGTAGTTAAACAAGAAGTCAGTTCCCAAGATGTAGCAGCCACCATATACAGAAGCGTTCTCAAGCTTCATCACCTCTCTGTTGAATACGGAGTTCTGAGGCGCTTTGTAGTTCTCTCCTTTTGAGTAAAAACCTACATTTCCATACTTGCTCTCTTTCGACTCGTAGTATTCACAATCTACTGACATAAACTCGAAGTCGAGGACCTCGATCATGTACTCGTCGTAGCCGAAGCGAGACACGTTGTTTACTCTGTCGTAAGAAGACTGGTTAAGCTTGGCAGCATCGTACCCGTACTTCTTCTGAGCTTGCTGAGCAATCTTCTTGTATTCTTCTTCTGTAAACTGATCACCCGCCATGCGCTTCAGCTCCTGAATCGGAATGTGACGAACATGACCCGCATAAACCAAGTCTGAGAAGTTCGGATCTTCAGTGAAGCTATGAACGAAGTTAATCGGGTCCACATAGCTGGTCTTGAGTCCGTACTGTGGATCGTTGTCTCTCTTGACTACGGCCATACCGAGTACCGCCAGGTCGTTTACGCAGCGACGGAGAGTGCTATCGTTGAAATCGTTCCATTCAAGCGTAAGGTTCGTAGCAATCTGAGCCGCAATCTCTGAAGAGGACTTAATATTATTACCAATAAATATCTCCGCCTCTTCAAGTGTATCTGGAATAGTTTTGGAATCCATTCCGACTACCACGCCTGTCTTGTCTTCGATTTTTCGCAGCTGATTTTTGGCCGCGATCATCATTTCTAGCTTTCTCCTATCTGTGTCTTTTTCAGAAGATGAGATAGGGTCTACAGCCTCCAGGTTTGGATAAGGGTTGAGAGAAAGAATCTTGTTTACTACGATTCTTACGAATTTGGGAAGAATGGGGACTGGAGTAAAATCCAGGTTGAGCATGCTCCCATCGCCGTTGTTTGGGTCAAGGGAAGTAAGAAGCGATCTGTAGATGGCCGTGTCTTGCGTACCGTTTGCGTATCTGCGGTTCTTTTCGAACGTCTTCTTTCTGTTTCCGTAAACGGAAGTCTGCTGATCTATCTTTCCCCACTGCTGGTATATGGACTTCGCATACTTCAGCCCATACTCCCTACCTTGTTTTACCTCGGAAGGAGCTAATGGGTCTGGAAAGTTAGAAGATTTTTTATTGTTACTGTGCATCTGCAATGAGTGGAGTATTTTAACTCAATGCAAATATAGTAAAACTAGGAGTGCCAGACTTTTGGCTTGTATGTCCTGAAAAACTTCTTGTCGTTGAAGTTCGCTTTAGGCTTTTCTTTCTTCGCTTTTTGAGCCGCGAGAAGGGCAAGTCCTGAGCTGATGGTCAAGTCAAACTTAGTTCTTTTCTCAATCTTGTACCCTATCCAGTCTTCAAGCGTTCTATTGAAAAGCATATACCCCATCTCTCCAGACTCGGCCCTCACCCCGACGTGATCGTGAATGTAGGCTTCGATAGCTTGAGCGTGAGACTGAATGACGTCCTGAGAGTTCGAGGGGATACCTTTGGTTCTTACGTTTCCAGATGAGTTCGGGTTGCGTAGATGCTGTGGCCTGTCCATTAGGTAGCCGTCGTAACCCCTTGATTCAAAGTACCTTGCGATACCGTACTTGTTGTTCTCTATAAGCAGTGGATACCCGTAAAAGAACGCACACATCAGCACGTCTTCGTAAAAGATACTAGCCAGATCTGGACGAGAAGCGTATTCCACCACAAACATATTGGGCGGCACATCCATATTGAACTTATTGTACATATGTAGCGCACCCTTCGAGCCTCTTCCGTCTACCGTAGCGTCCAGGTCATAAGAGTCAACTCCGCCAACACCGATGTGCGCATTGGGGGCTACTCGCTTTCCTCGGTCGTCGGCCTTGTTGTTTCTCAGGTGGTCTGGAGGTAACCAAGCTACGTGGAACCTACCGTTTGGATCTGGAGAGAAAACCACCTCTTCGTCTTTTACCCTCCAAACAAAGTTGCCTTTGACTACAGGGTTTGGATATAGGTTGTCGTTGTGCTCAATCTGTTGATAGATCTTTCCGATGTTGAAGAGGCTGCCTTCAATGCTGTCCCTAAATGCTTCGTCTTCGGTAAAGGGGAACTGGCGAATGATTTCGTTTAGTTCCGATGGGTCGTCCTTGAAGGAATGCCGCTCGTTCTTTAGATACGCTCTACTACCCTGATCAATCGCTTCATCATCTATTCCCATCACGTCTTTGGAAGGGTCTTCGATAACTGGGTTACCATACTTGTCAAAGAACCCCTCTAGTGCTTCGTATGCTGGAATGAATATTCTGTAGAGACCTGACCTTGTTCTACCGTTGTTGTTTCGCTCGTTGGGGTCGGAGTCATTCCATAAACCTTTGTACTCTTCCCCGCCCTTACCCATGGGGTTTACGGTGCTGCCTACCAGCGCCTTGCCCACTACTCGCTTACCTACAATGAGGCATGTACGCTCAATACGCCACGCTTCTCGTATATCGGTAGGCTTCTCCCACTTACCCGCCTCATCGAGATACAGCATATGTAGCTTCTCACCATCGTATGCGTTGTTCGTGGTGTTCTTCCAGTTGATTACGGTGTTGAGGGCGTCGCCACGCTGAGACGTCTTGTTGTTCTTCGTGATGCGCTTCGAAGGCTCACGAAAGGCCAGCTCCATACGCGGATTGGTAGTACCGTCCTGTATAGGCTTGAAGAAGAAGGGGTAGCTGCGAAAGATCGCAACCACCTTCTTCATGAAAATATTTTCTTGCGCGTCCTTACCAGTTTTTGACTGAATGCCCAACAGCTTCTCTTTAACTTGACTAGCTTCGTCAACAAGGACAGAAGAGCATACATTAGTGTAGCCAGAACGACGACACTTAGTATATAGCTGACCGAAACAACGGGGATCAGCTTCGCAAGCAGCCATGTGGAGAAAGATTTCCCTTTGGAAAGCGAGGTATGATGGGTATCCGATATCAATTTTAGACCATTGTAGAAACATATAGTGTCTCCCTGTAATATACGTAGGGACCCCATTATTGTAAAACCACACACCGTCGCGCCTACGCT